GCTGTAATATTTCTTTTCTTCTCTGGTACTCTGAATAGAACTGCGCTGTCTCTGCATAGATAGGAGACTGTTTAAATGCTGGCTCCTTAAGAGCCAATCCAATAACATCTGCACGAGCCTGAGCACGACCAGGACTTACGGCTTCAATTGGTTCTCCACCGTACTTCTTATTAAGGTCAATAACCTGCTGTGTGTACCAGATATCTGAATGTCCTTCAAGGATTTGCTGTTCAGTAATCTGAGACTTCTCTAAGTTATAAATCAAGTTCTCTGCAGCGTTAGAAAGTTCTCCAGTAGATAGTTTTTCACGACGACCTGTAGATACCTGCCAGTTGTAGTAAGACATTGCTGCTTCTCCACCAGGGAAGAAGTAAGGAACAATATCTGCTTCTCTACTAGCATAGTTAGCAACTACTGTTCCATTCTTGTTTAAGAATGACCAAGCATCTTGAGTTCCTGTAACAGACTTAGTAGAACCACTGAGGATTACGCTAAGATTATTAAGACCATATTGCTCTGAGAAGTCAGCAACAGATGCTTCATAGTCTCCCGCGTTCTCTTTGCTTATGTCTTTCCATGCCTTGTATAGCATGCTTTGAGCCATAAACTGATACTTGCCTTCGCTTGTCTTTATCTTAGATAAGACTTCTTGAGTAGGTGTAGCAGGAAGGATGCTCTGGAAGATTGCTGTGAAACCAGAAACCCAACGAGACATTGACTCTGCTTTATCAAACAATGCATTACGCTGTGTGTCATCAGCAAATGGGTTATCACCAAATTCACCAGTTGAAGCAAGATATCCTGCCCAACTTTTTACGCCTTTTTCAACAGCAAGTTGGTCGTTCATACCAAGCATAATTGTTTTGTTCAACCATGCTGGTACGACAATATCGTAAACGCCTTTTTCTCCGAATGGGAAAATCCATTGGCGCATAAAGTCATAGGCTGGACCGAATGACTTAGACTTACCAGATGCTTTAAATGCAGCCTGCATGACAGGACCAACACCAGGCATCATAGGGTTTACTGCACCCATAGCAAGGTTAAGTGACTCAATAGGTGCTGTTAATTGAACAGCCTGTGCTGCATCTAAGTTCTTGCCAGCAAATGCACCAAAAAGGCTACCTAGTAATGGATAGCGGAATCTATTGACACCAAACTCATCCTTGTAGATAAATCCTTGAGACTCTTCATATTCTGTGTTTGAAATATCATACAGTGCAGCAGAACCTGGCTTAGTAAGAGCATCAAATGCTTTACCAAACTTGTATACTTGAATAGGGTTTTTTGCTGTCAACTCTCCCCAGGTCTTGAGTGTATTCAAGTGAGCCTGCAGGAAGGGAAAAATTATTCGCATTTTGTTTGTAGAATCAAGAGTTCTACTAGCATCATAGAATAGAGCCTTTACTGCTTTGCCAGCAACATTAGATGCTGCAACATGTGCATCTCCATAAGACATAGAAGATTTGAAATCTGGAGTCTTTCTACGACTCTTAATTTCAGACTCAATAATTCTAAGTGTTTGATTCTGCTTTCCGACTGGGATGAACTTGCCACCCTTAGATAGTCGAATAGGAGCAAGCGTCTTTGTCGCAGACTTTTGAAGTTTTAGCAAGTCATCTAGGTTTAATGCAGGTGCATAACGACCAATGTGGTCCCAGTATGACATTCTGTATTCAGGTCCAAAGTTAGTAAGGTTTTCTGCCTTTGCTGCCATTCTAAAGAATGCGTCAATTCCTCTTTTAAGAACATTATCGTTCTCTTGCAGCCATGCTTTTGTATCACACCAGATAGCGCTAGCGTTAGGCATATCTTCTGCTGGGAATAGTCGTGAAAGTTCTTCGCTAAATGTAGCGATTCTCTTTCCGCCTTCTTCAAAATCCATAGAGTTCTTGTACTTAGGCATGCGCAGTACATATCCAGCGCCATTGTCTAATGGAACTTCTACAACTCCATCAGCAAGCAACTTGCGGATATAGATACCCTTTGGTCCAGTACCCATCAAACCATTCAGTGCTGTGGCGTAACTTGCTGTTGAGTTCTCATCAAAGAGCCAGTTTCTAACACCATCAATGTTGATATTATCTTTTACAAAACCCTTGGTTCCATCAAGAAGGAATATATCATTAAAGTCAGATACCTTACGGTTTCCTCTTGAGATACGAGATGCTTCATAAATCTCTTTAAGTACATCAGTTCTGTCAACATCATTGATTCTGATAGTCTTATTAGAAATCAAGTCATCAACTAACTTAGCCTGCTTCTCAGGAGTATCTGATTTTGCAACTAACTGCATCATATCATCTATATTAAAACGAGATAGAGTTGTGGCAAATGCTTCATTAAACTTAGGATGGGCTGATTCAATAACCTGATAAATCTTTCCTAGAACGCGCACCTTAGCGTCAGCAGAGCGTGGGTCAGCATGTGATATCTGTCGTCCCATAAACTCAAGGTATTCATCCATTGCTTCTGTTGCTTTAATAGCACCTTCTGCATCTTTAAAAGAATTCTCCATGATATCGTTTTTGTATTTTTCAAAATGAGACAGTAACTTCTGCATAGAGTTTCCATTTGGGTTTCCTACCATCATAGCAAGGTATCCAAAAGGATGATTCAAGAGAGTATCGTGACCTGATAGATACTGACGAACCTGCATCTCTCCAATATTACGGATGATGTAAGATACACGGAATGCTAACTGCGCTGTACGCCAGTGTTCTCCAACCTGTACTTGGAAAGCATCAAGGTTTGCGCGAGTACCAAGCAGTGGACCACGACGTTTAAAGTCTTTTACTGCTCTAACAAGAGCCTTGTTATCTGGCAAACGGACAACATCATCAAGGAATTGATGTGCGTAAACCGCTCCAGTTGTAACAACTTCTTTGCCATCAAGTAGTGCAATAAATGGAAGTTTGTTGTTTGCTCGTAGAGAGTTGGCGTAGTTTGTAATTAACGCTCTATCATCTCCAGCAATCTTAAGTTCGCTCTGTAGAATTTCAAGAAGTTCTTTATTTCCAGGAGCATACTTGTTGACAATTGCCTTGTGAGTCTCTTGGAATGCGTCGTCAATAATCTTAGCACGAAGTGCATTGATGCTTCTACCTGTTGTAGCAGATGCAGTAATCAAGTTATCAATTGTTTTATCGATAAGTTCAACTGGAACTTCTGCTGATTGCATCCATTCGCGTAATCCTGTGCCTAGTTTATCAAGGTCATCAAGAGGAAGAATAGTAGAGCGAATGTAAACTCTAGACATTGCACTATCTAGCTTCTCAATTGCTCTAATTGCTTTACCATTAGGAGCCATTACAGACTTGATAACAGGAACTGATGTAGCAGCAACCTGTCCCTTTAGTGTCATGCTACGAGCCAACTGTGGGTCTGATACTGGGTCTGATAAGTGTGTACGCAATATTGCAAGTACTTCGTCGCCTGTCTTTGCGGAAGCAAGCAATCCAGCAACTTCTAAATCCATTTTGTTATTAAATAGACGTGCAATCTTAGATGCACTAGTCTCGTTTGCCACAATATTGGCAACCACTGCAAAGCGTTTTCCAAGAAGGAACTTATTAACTTTAGTTAAATCATCAGCAAGTGGTCCACCAATGCCATTTACAAGACCTGCTTCTGCACGAAGAAATTCTTTTTCTGCAGCCTTTTGACCCATTCTAAGTTCAAGGTCCATAAGTTTCTGCAAAGGCGCATACTCTGGGTTATTAATAATATTAGCAATCAAGTCTGGGTCTTTAGCCGCATAGTCCTTGAGGGCTTTAATTTCTTTAAGATTCTTATCTAGGCTAGTCTTTGCTGCAAGCGCTGCATCACGGGCTGCCTCTGCATTGATTACAGCATCCTGTGCTGATACAAGCGATTTAGGAACATCAACAACACTTGTGATATTTTTGCTATCTGAAAGAGCCTGGCTTATTTTAATCCCTTTTGCAGCAAGAACACCCTTAGATACTATTGCAGTACCGCCTGTGCCTCCATGAATCGAACGTATGTTCGAAAATGCGTCCACTTTGTAAAGGTCTTCAATGATAGCAGTCAAGACTGAAACGGCCTCTGTGTTCTTGGTTGCTGCTACTTTGCCAATTAATTGACCAAGGTTCTGAATACCATCGCCAAAGGCAAGGTCATCAAAGAAACCAGAACCTTGAATTGTCTTAAGGGCTGTTGTGGTCTTCTTTGAGAATGTACCCATCTGAATGATAGTTTCTATTTCATCAGCAATACGACCACGTAAAGTAAGTTCTAGTGCAGCTTGTTTTGGTGTTAATTTGCTGTAGTCTTTAGCCAAATCAAGAACATTAATCTTTCCATCTTTAGCAAGAGACACTAAGAACTCATCTGCTCCGTGTGCAGCAGGGACAATCTTGCCAAACTGTGGCAATTCTTCTACCATAAATGCGCCAGGGAATGCCTTGCCAATGTTATCTGTATCTGCAGATAGTTGTGAAAGCGTATCAATAAAGGTATCTTGATTCTTTCCAACAATGATATCTTCAACATAGCGGACTACGTTTGCATCATTTAGTGCTTCAATACCCTTAACAAGTTTATCATCAACAGCGCCAATGATTGCATCTGCCTTAGCAGTAGAGTGCAAAACCTCAGCATCTGTCAGGTATCTATTTGCTTGTAGATATTCTTCTTCTGCTCGCTTAAAAGTATTATTTACAGAGCGTATAATCTCGCCCTTTTCATTTTTGTAGGTATCAAGCAACTTTTTCTCGTCTAGAGAAAGTGCGATATCCTTAGCATTAGCAGCAGCCTGTTCGCTCTGTGCAATAGCGCGTGATTCAGCAAGTCGTCGTCCTTGCTTTGCTGCTCCAACTACACCAAACTCTGCAATCTTGGCTACTCTTTCTTCGCTGACTCCTGCTTTAAGCAGTGCCTTACCAGCAACTCCTGTTTTAATAAGAGCGCCAGGTCCAAGATAGGTTGTTGGGTCTAATGCAACGTTAAATACTGCGTCAATTGTTCCAGATGCAAGTCTAAATGCAGTGCTGTTAGGGTCTACGCCAACTGTTGCTAGCGCACCACGTCCAATTGTAAAGGATTGGTTATTAACGCGTCCAAATTGCTGCATAGCCTTGGCCTGCTGCTTGCCAACGCGTGATTCTGGGCTAACAAAGAATCCAGAACCAGTGCTTACGCCACCGCCATCAGCAATATCTCTAACTAATGAACCAAAAGTGGTTGTTTTTCCAGCAACAGCGCTAAGTGGATTCATATCTTTGATAATCTGACCAGCAGATATGCTTTCACCCTGTGTTACTGCATACAAATCGCGTGATACTGTTGTTAAATAATCGTAAGGAGAGCGAAGCGCTGCAAATCCTACTCGTGTTGTACCCTTAAATCCACCGTAAAGTACATCTCTTGCCTTTTCAAATAGATTCTTATCCTTTTGAAAGGCAGATGGAAGTGATTTTGTATAAGTTGCTTGTCTCATTACCTGAGTAATGCCGTCAACTGTAGCAACTTTGTCAATGCCAGGGGTGGCTGCATTTGCACCAGCCTTAACAAGACCAACAATTACTTCTTTGCTAAGATGTGGGTACTTCTTTACAATAGAATCAAAGTTAGAGTGCTGAGTGCCGTCAAATCCAATTAACTCATATTCCATCATACGTGCAAGAGCGTCGCCACTTGTATTAGCAAGAAGCGTTGTGTTCTTCTTAGACTGACGAGAAGTAGGTTCGTAAATACCTAGATTTATTGCCACTAGTGCATGCCCTCTTGGTCGTATGCTTCAAGGATACGTCGCAAAGCAGGTGTTGGAGATGCTGCATACATAGCAGAGAACAAGACAAGTCCTGGGTCTGGGCTGCTTAGGTTAGGTGTTACCAAATCTCGTGGTGTGCGCCCAGCAGTGTCCATGCCTGCGCCATCTGTAAACGGAACATTAGGGTTTCCTGGAGCAAATATATTAGTAACCTGCTTGCTCATCTCTGGATACATATTCTGGCTTACAGCGCTACCAGTTGGTCCAGTTGCAATAGCAGACTGAAGGGATTCGTTCTCTAAACGAGAACCTCTAGGACCGCCTGAAGCAGAGCCAATCTTTGCATCGCGTTGGATTCTTTTTACTTGAGCACTAGGGTTTTTATCGGTACGGCTAGAATTAGCACCAACTCCCGAAACTACTTCTTTAACCATTTTAGTCCTCGTCTTCATCCATGTATTTTGCAATATCTAAATTTGTTGGGAGTTTCCACTCTACCCATTCAGGATATGCTTCTTTGTCAACAACAAGTGCAAGTGCAATGTCGGGTTTAAAACCTGCTCTAGTAAGTGAAGTGTAGAACTCGTTAAGCCAGATACAGTACATTTCCAAACGATTGTATTCGTTGGTATCTACTGTAACTACTCGCTTCTTTCGAGTTGCCATTTCTTCTCCCTATTACATTCCTGCTAGAATAGAACCTAAATCTTGTGGTGCTTGAGGCTGTCCCTGTTGTTGAGGGGCCCCGCCAGAAGGTTGTCCAGGAGCCGCTGGGGACGGGGGCGCTTGCTCAACTGGGCCTTGTGTGCCTGGCGGAGCCATCTCTGGCTGTGCTGGTTGTTCAGGTGTTTCCACCTTAAACACTGCCAACGCAGCAGCCTCGATACTATCCCCTTTACGACGACGTTCAATAACGTCAGCAATATTCTGGATTAGTTTAGATGGGTCTTGACCTTGTGCTGCCATAGCAGGAATTGCTTGCGCACTTGCAGTGATTGCTGCAGTTAAGTTCTCGCGCATCTTTTCGATTTCAATTCGTTGTTCTTCCATAGTAACGTTAACGCTCCATGGTAATTCACGACGAATGAAATCTTTTGATACTAGGTCTGCACCTAGCGCTTGAAGAGAGAAAATCAGGGCGCGAGAAGGGTCTAATCCAGCCATCAAGCCATATCGGACTTCTACCGAAGTATCGCCCTTAATGTCCTTGCCTGGCATGTACTTTAACTCGTACGGCGTACCTTGTGCTACACCTCTGACACTCTTTTCCTTATTGAAAAGGACTTCATCCATTTCAAAACACAACTTGATAACATCTTCAAGTACCTCAGCAACAACTGTTTGACCAGCCTTAATCTGAGAATCGAATGCACCAAGTAGTGCCTGGACACCTTGACCAGTGATAACACTAGCGTCAATGTTTCCAGTTCTACCTTCAGGATATCGAGCACCGAGTCTTAATTCTGATTGGAGTGCTGATTGCTCCTGGAAAGTAGCAGCGGGAATGTCCAGACGGACACGCCCAACACCATTAGGTTGATTTGTACGAATGATTGCATCAGGACCCATAGGCAAGTCGATGACGTCATCAGGTACAACAAGAGGCGCTTGGATTGACTTTTCAGCGGCTTCCATAGCGAGGTTAGCAAAACGGGCACGTGCAAGTTGTACGAATAGAACATCGTCAAATTGTCCGCGTGGCTGACCATCCAGTGAAGGACGCTCTGCAATAACTACAGACATACGACCCATTGGGTTTGATGCCTGACTTAAAATTAAATCCTTACGTGAAGGAACATATAGGATGATGTTGTTCTTATCCATATAGCGGATAACTTCAATTTCCTGGTTAAGATTCTGGTCCATACCGAATTGACCAAGGATTGCTCCAGCATATTCAGGGAAGTCATTAACGAGTTCACCCATGCTCTTGTTGTAACGCTTAGCGTAAGCAACCACGCGACCAAATCGGTCACGCTCATAGTAAGCACCAACTGGGTCTTCAACACGGATACGTGGAAGGTCGTTCTCCCAATCAGGCTCTACGTGGATAGGCAAGAAGCCGTAAGTAAAGTACTGGTCTGAACCTGGGTACATCTGAGTCTGCAAGCGTGATGTATAGACGTAGTTGTTTGCAATCATACTGCGCTTATCCGCAAATGTGCGGGCACGGTCAGATGTAACATTAGTTGTGGAGCAGTTGATTGAAGGTAGCGGTGCTAGAACTTCAGCCAAGTCGCGGGCTGCAACATCCACAAAGTTAGCAACCATGGCATGAGGCATGTCTGTAGGGAACATGTCAGGGAATACCTGAGCCATCTGTCCCTTACGTACTGCAAGGATGCTAGCCATTTTGCCGTCGCGCTCTACAGCGCGATGCTTCATGGCGTCTACACGCCGTGCAATAATCTTGATGTCTGCCATTGTTATCCTAACGATTGATTAAAAAAATTTTAGTAGTTGTCGCCAGCAGGCATTTTCCCACGTCCGCCAAAACCGCCGCGTGGTGCTGCAGTTTTCTTTACTTTAGGTTTTGGAGTAGGCTTAGGAGTAGGCTTTGCTGTAGCAGTTGGTGTAGGCTTTGGCTTAGGAGCCATAGAAACCTTAGGCTTTGGTGTAGATGTTTTCTTGGGTTTAACATTAGACATTAAATCTGCCATTTTTTTCTCCTATTCATAGTCGCCGAATTCATAATCGTTTACATTTACCATGTAACGAGTAGCCTCTTGGCGAGGTGTCGCCCACTTGTTTGGGATGTGACTTTGAGTAATTCTTGTAGTGCCGATGACTTCACGTGCGCGTAGTTCACAGAACCAGAGCGCCATTACGCAGTCTGTCTTGCCTTTAGTGTCAGGCTTCCAGGTAATCAACTGCTGGATAAGAGCCTTCACGCCTTCTGAACCATCCTGTGAGGGAAGTTCCATCAGGTTATCATGATTGAATGTAGTGCCACGCATGGTCCCAAAGAGACCTGAGATAGCAGCCACACCGAATGATGTGTCCCATTTGTTCTTACCAGTAAACTGGCTTGAGAATTTTACACCCATAGAGGCTAGGTAGGTACGAAGTGTTTCATCCAAGGCGTAAGCCTTCTGGTGCGCGTTAATCTCAATACGCAGTTCATGAGGACGATACTTCTCACACCAATCCTCAATCAGTTTCTGAATCTTCTGAGGGGTAGGTTCTTGCATGTTCTCTACATCTAAAATATATCTCTTGCGAGTCTGGCGGTCAACCGTCATGATTACCGCTGCAGTGTTACCGCTCATCGCTGGGTCAAGACCCATGATGGTGTACCACTGACCCTGCTCAGCAGGATGTCCTGGTGTGCCTGGCTTTAGTTTGCCACGCTTGCGCATCCTGTTGACTGAACCTTGTACACACGCAGGTGGAAAGATGGAGTCTTCTTGGATGTCTTGCTGCTGATAAACCAATGCCCACGCACTCGGGGAAACCTCAGAGCGCCGCCTAAACAGCGCGGGCCCATTCCATTTAGGATAAAGACCGTTCTCATCAGGAAGGATACCCTCGTCAGAACCTTCCCAAGGAAGATTGGACTTGGGCCACAATGTAATCCATTTTTCTGGGTCATCGTCATACTCCAATACGGCAGGCATCGACATGTATGTAAAAGGAGTCTTGCCACCAGTCCAGTGTTCAGGATTCCTAATCTCACGGTATAGGTCATTCGAGGCAATACGTGTGCCTACAATCAGCAACTTGCCTGAGTCACCGAGACGAGTGATTACGTCTCTCTGGAGCCAGAGGAGTTGCTTTTCCCATTCATGCGCGTTTGAAGTCGTAACAACGTCGTCCAAGATGATGAGGTTGGAACGGGCGCCAGTAATCTGCCCACCAACTCCCAGCGCTTGCACCGTCGGGTCCTTCTCGGTAGAATCACGAGAAAGGTAAATCCTATCAGCCTTCCAAGTATCCGCATCTTCTTTCCATCCCCCAGCCGAGCCGTAGACGGCTTGCATCTTAGCCCAGCGTTCATGAGAGAGGCGCTGCTTGATGGAGTAGAGATACTCCTTAGCGCGCTCCTGAGTCTTGGAGACGATGGTAATCTTAATGTTCGGGTCCATGGCAATACGGTAGACACAGTAGTTGACTGTGATGACC